TAATCGACCTGTGCTTCATAGCTTGTGGTCTGGTCTTCGTTGTCGGTCGAAACGCGGGCATATCCTGCAACACGGCGCTTCTTTGTACTGTTGATTGGTGTAGCTGTGTACCGATTAATAATAGCCGGAATAGCAGTTACTTTTCTTTGCGCCATGCTTTCCCACGCTCCTTTCGTACTTGTTTCATGTGTTCGCTCATTTGTTGCCGTACTTCCGGCGTGTACCTTCCTTTGATGGATTCCTTGAACTTGGCTTTCTGCTCATCCGTCCACGGTCTGCCGACCCGTTTCGGCTGCTCCCATGTGCGGCTGACCGTCCTGCCGTCTTTGAAATGGAAAACCATCTCCGACGCGGAAAGCACATCAATGTGGTCTATCTGCATGTCGAATTCGCTATCGTTTAATTCTGTAGTTCCAACTGTTTCTGCTATGAACGGCTTAAGCAAGTCCTCCCGAAAGCCAATGGTACCGCAGCCTTTATGTTCGGCGCATCGCCAATAATAAGCCTTTCCGCTCTCTGAGGTAACTGACTGCTGTGACATCCTGCGGAAATTGCATCCGCATTGCACACACTTGATCCTGCCCGTCATGACGGAAGAACCCTTGCAGTTCGGTTTCTTCCTGCGTTTCTCGGATGTTTTCGCTCTGTACTCAGCCGTCCAGCAATCCTGGTGTCCCGTGTTCGGGCAGTCCTTCGTAACGACCGTGCCGTCCTTCAGATGGAACTCAAGCACATACCGCTCCGGCACGTTGATGAAGTCCACCTTGTCAAGAAATACATCATCATCGAATTCATCCAGTCCGAGAACCTCGGCACACGCCTTTTTCAGATTCTCGTGGTTGATGCTGCCGCCGACCGGACACCTGCCGCCTTTTTTCTTCCTCGAACCGCAAGCCCAATACTCCATGAACCCTCTGTCCGTCCGCTTGTTGTGAGCGTAGCTTATACCGCAATGCGGACACTTCAGCATTCCCGAAAAGCAGGTGAGGTTCAGGCTCTTGTTCGCCCTCGGCCCCAGTTCCTTGCGCCGCGCGATTTCTTCCTGTACATAGTCGAAGGTCGCTTTGTCGATGATCGCGGGATGCGTATCCTCCACATAATACTGCGGAAGCTGCCCCCTGTTCTTTTTCCGCTGTTTTGAAATGGGATCGGATATGAACTCCTTCTGCAGGAGAAGGTTGCCCGTGTAGGTCACGTTCGTGAGAACCACCTTGATGTTGGAATCCACCCAACGGCATCCGTCCCTCGTGGTGATGCCCTCGGCGGCGAACTCCCGCTCCGTTTCCAGTCTCGACTTGCCGTCCAGGAAGTTCTGGAAAATCCTTCTCACGACCGCCGCTTCCTCCGGCACGATAACCAGTTCATCGCCCTCCCAGCGGTAGCCGTACACCCGGAAGTGTCCGTTCGGTATTCCTTTCTCGAACCGCTTTCTGATACCCCATTTACAGTTCTCCGAAAGGCTGCGGCTTTCTTCCTGTGCGAAGGACGCGAGGATGGTCAGCATCAACTCGCCGTCACCGCTCATGGAATTGATGTGTTCCTTCTCGAACCGCACCTCCACGCCGATGTCCTTCAAGTGCCGCACCGTTTCCAGCAAGTCCACCGTGTTCCTTGCGAACCGTTGGATCGACTTTGTGAGGATGATATCGATCTCGCCGTTGTCGGCGGCTTCGATCATGCGCTTGAACTCATCACGCTTGGCTATCCCCGTACCGCTTATTCCATCGTCCGCGAACACGCCTGCGTACTGCCAGTCAGGATTCTTCTGTATCAGGGAACTGTAGTAGCTGATCTGTGCGGAGAGGGAATGGTTCATGCGTTCCGATTCCATTGAAATGCGGGCATAGGCAGCGACCTTCTTCTTCGTTTTTATGGTCGGCACTGTCTGATCGACCCTTGTAATTTTTGCCATGAAATCACTCCTTTCCGACACTATACATCACTCTTTACGCCTCAGAAGTCAACGATATATCAGAAAATAATGTGCCGAAAACAGGCTTGTATTTCTCAAGAAAGATTGTATCAATCTGACGATACTCTACCTCCGAAATAATACCCTCAATGAGCATCTTCCTGGCAAGGTGCATGGTGGTCTGATAGAGCTTTTCGTTTCTTAATTCCTCCTTACTCATTGCAGTCACCGCCCTTGAACCTGTCGGCAATGTAGCATTCATGACTGCAATACTTCCTGCGCTTATCGCCGTAGATATGGAATTCCTTACCGCAGTGCGGACATCTAAAATCATAGACCGCCTTACGCTTTACCTGGTCGAGATGGCTGTTCCACCACTCATTACGGCACTTGTCGCAGCAGAAGCGTTTTTTCTTCCGCTTGACAATCTGCTGAATCTCGCGTCCGCAGTTCTCGCAGGCGGTCGTTTCGCCCGTGAGCGTCACGGAAGTCTCCACAGCCGTATCCGCGTTTATTTCGTTCCTGCGGCAGAATGACTTCACCGTGTTCAGAGATATGCCAAGCGTCCGGGCAATGCTGCCGTAGCCGTTCCCGGCGGCGCGCAGGTTTATGATTTGTGCTTTCTGATTGTCGGTCATAATCCTTCGGCTCCTTCCGAGGGATAGGTCTTGTTGTATCTCCCTCACTCACTACCGAAAAATTCAACCCCCATCGTTACGGCACAAAAAAAGCGGCCTGCAGGCTCTCCGAAGAGATACCCACAGGCCGTCCTGTCAAATCAAATCCCCACGCCATAAGGCTTTTGACACATCTGACACGAGAAATGCCATTACAACATAAATCCGTGAACCGAAAAACGGTAATAAGGAATATGTGTGTAATATAAAAAGAGATAGGATTTACGTGTCAGACGTGTCAAGCGTTACCCATTAACGCGGGTACAAAAGTCGAGCGAAATCCATCCCACGCCGCTTTTCAGCCGTCCCCAGCCTGCGGTCGAGCCTTTGCCGGACTTCACCTCCACGATGGTGTAGATGCCGACGGGAATGAACTGTGTCCTGTCGTAATCCGTCCCCGGTCCTTTGCGGATGTTAAGGTCGGAGATGCTGACCTTCGCAAGGAAGGGAACATCAGCCGATGCCGCCGGAGCAGTTGTTTTCGGTGTGTAGATGTTTACACCGTCCACATCGAAAACACTATATCCCGGATTGGCGTCCGCGCACTTCTTGGCGTTTTCCAGAATCTTGAACGCGCCTTTCTGCGACTTGGAATCCGCCCATGTCTTACGGACGCGGTACCACGCGATTGGCGTTTCGGATTCCTTCACATCGTACTGCGTGAGGTTCCACCGCTCGATGATGGAGCAGAGGTTCTCCACATAGGTAAGGCTCGTGGCATAGCCGCCGTCCTTGATGATCTGCACGGCTTTCTTGTAGTCCGTGCAGCCCTTCAGTCCCTCATAGCGTAGCTTGCTGCCGTTCTTCGCGCCGAGCAGATAAGCGGAATGGTCTGCGATGGAATCCTCCACGCACGGATACCTTCGGAAGTCCGCCGTGATCGTCTCGTAGCTGCCGTCCGTATGCTGCTCCTTCGTCTGCTTGGTGTACTTGCTCTTTCCGTCCCAGGTCGAACCGCTCCAGGTGTTGCCGGAGAGGGAGCATTTCATGCCGAACAAGTTATTTGCGTTCTGCGCCAGTTCGGATTTGCCGTAGCCGGATTCGAGGATGAACTGCGCCATCGAAACCGATGCGAGGATGCCCGTTTTCTTCTGATCGGCGGTAAACAATGTCCCCACACTCTTTACAACATCAGCCTCGGAAAGCCCGGAAAAGGCAGAAGCCTGTGTTCCCTGTGTAGTTGTGGGACCATCGGAACCATCGGTACCACTACCGAGAGCCGCCGTGACCTTCTCGGCAAGATCGCCCATCCTGGCAAACATCCAGTTGCCGGGACAGCTTTTGTTTGCGAACCACCGATGGACGGTCAGGATCATCTCGCCGGATTTCGGCTCATAGTTAAGCGTCTTGTCCTTATCGCCGAACCACAGCAGCTTGTTCTTGCCATTACGCTGGCAGATGTCCACGCACAGCTTGATAAGCGTCTGATAAACGATGTCGCGGAACGCATACGGCTCCGTGGTGTCGGACGCGCACTCGATGGTGATCGCTCTTTGGTCATTCGCGCTTGAGGAAGAACACCAGGAGCGGTTCTTCTCCTCAACATACATCCCGATGCGGCCGTCCTTATCAATACCGTAATTGCTGGACGCTTTCGTGGAGGTTTTTTCAAACCACTCGCCAAGTCCCTCCGCCGTACACTGACCCACGACACAGTGGGGAGTGATGCGGTCAATGGAATGCGTCCGCTGCCCGGAATGATTCGGGCTGAGTCTTGTATAAGCCACCATAGGGCTGTTCGTGTAAGCCATTACTCGTCACCGTCCTTTCCATCGGTTTCGCGGTCGTGGAGCTGCTCCAGCACCGCCTTCAGCTTTTCGGGGATGGGCAGACCCAGGTGCGCGGCGTTCTCCGTAAGGCTCACGCCCTCATTGGAGATGTAAAAGAAAATGACCGCCGTGCGCAGGACGCTGCCCGTGCCGATGACCTGCACATCGAGGATGTTGGCGATCCCCACGAGCAGGAAAATAAGCACCTTGCGGCAGATGCCCTTGAAGCCCACCTCGCTTGAGAGCTTCTTGTCGGCAACGGCGCACATGATGCCCGTGATGTAGTCGATCGCCACGAAAGCCACGAGAGCGATGAGCAGACCGTCACAGCCGCCGAGGAAGTAGCCGAGCCATCCTCCGATTGCCGCGAAGATCACCTGAATCGTGTTCCAGAACTCTTTCATAAGATTTGTCCTCCTTTGCGTTTTTGGTATGAAAAAAGCGACTGCCCGTAAGCAATCGCCGTTTTCCGAAAGATAGTGTGTCGTATTGTGTTATATTGTCATACCTGTTTCGGCAGCCACTCCCACAGCCGCAAATCCTCCTGACCAAGGGACCACATACACATCCCCCGGAGCTTCCACCGATAAGCCGCCTCGTTCGCCCAATAGACGAGGGAGTCCACGTCCTGGTAATAGAGGATGGAGAATCCGTCCGCATCGCCGAGGAACAGCCGCGATATCCAGATGTTGATGTCCACGGGTATGACCGATGCCTGGTAGTCGTTGCCGCAGGAAAGCGAGAGCATATCGTCCGAATGGAAGAAGTCGTAGTCCATCGAAATGTCCTCGCTCCTCGTGGATGATTCCTCCACGTCAGCCGTCAGCGTGAACACCTGGAACTCGCTGTCCCATGTGCAGTTGCTCCTGCTGATACGCCCGTAGGATTTCTGCGTCCCGTCCGGCATGACCACATCGAACCGCTCATACGGCTCGTATGTCCAGGCGTCCCCCAGGCGCATCAGTTCGCAGACCGTCCGGTTGTCGGAGCGGTACCCCGCGTAGCCGCCGGAGAAGCCGCTGACCGTTGCCGTGAACCGCAGCGTATAGGAAGAGCCGGAATAGACGCGCACCCTGTTCCCACGGATACGCATTTCTACCGTGTACATATTCGGATCGTCACGAAGGTCGGCGTTCGGCGTCCGCAGTATCTCTTGGTTGTAGCTGCCGAGGAGCGTGGAGCCGTTGTATAGTTCCACCGCCTGACTGTCGTAATTGAGACAGCAGAACAGGTTACCGCAGAACACGCCCGCCCGTCCGCTGCCGTTTGCCGGGAACGCCAGCCTTGCACGGAGGTGGATGTCCGAGAAGCCGTCATACTGCCACGCAAGCTGACCCTTGCCGTCAAGCTGGGAGTATACGCGCTCCGTGGAGTATTCCTCCGACCGCCACACCTCGAAGGAGCCGGACAGGATTTTCCAGTAGTTCGTCTCCAGTACGCCGTAGTCCCGGAAGTCCTCGTACCACACGAGAGCCGAGTCGGGCTTTCTGCGGAGCATTTCAAGCGTGAGACGGAAACCACGGTCGGGACCGACCATGTTGCCTTCCACATCCTTGAACTGTCTCGGTGAGAAGGAATAGGTCGCTTCTCCCGCTGACGGCGCTTCTGAAAAAGACGAACAGACGCGGAAACCGTAAAACTGAACGCCCTTCACATCGACAGAAATCTTCAGCGTATGCGTTCCTGCCGAAAGACTCACGCCGCTTGCAAGCGAAGTCCAGAAGGTGCTTCTCCAGTACGGCCACCACAGGCGGTTTTCCGAATAGTACGTGGTCGCTCCGTC